AAGGCACAACATCAGTAGTGCTTGCGGCTGTAGACAGTGTAATACCAGCACCGCCAGCAGTCTCATAATCTGTGCCTAATGATACTGTTCTGCCGCCTGTTGCGTCTTGGATAAACACTATAAAGCCTGACTGACCTACTTGCTCCGTGGTTGGGTTGGCCAGGGTAACATTGCCTGTCAGTGTCAGCACATGGTTTTGATTAGTCGCAAAGTCTAGCGTTACAGAGCCAGTGTTTGTTGTGTCTGTGTTAGTTGAACCCAGAACAGACTTGGCAAACTCTACTTGTGCGCCTTCAATCTTTAGCCTGTCATCTGTGGTTTCGTCATACTGAATAGACGCATCGCTGTCTGTTCCGAAGTAAATCTTCTTATCATCAGGTACAATAATCTCGCCACTGCTATCAGCAGTCACAGTCTTGCTGGCCTCTACAGTGCCAAGCGTAGTGATATCATTGTAGTTTATCTCTGCGGCTGTAGCTGTTAGCCCAAGATTTGTTAGCGCAGTTGATGCACTGTTCAAGTCAGACAAGTCATTTGCAACTTGCAGGAAATTAGCAGATGCTAGTGCCGCATTGTTCCAAGCAGAACCATTGTAAACCTTTAGCGTATTGCTAGTAGTGTTGAAGTACAAATCACCAGCATTTAATGGGTCTCCATCATTGTCTACAGATGGGTCGGATGACTTGCTACCCAGATAGGTGTCATCAAAGGTATCAGCAGACAAAGCCGCAGCAGCCGCACTTGCCGCAGCAGCCGTAGCAGATGCCGAAGCATTTGATGCCTGAGTTGTTGCAGTTGAGGCAGATGCCGCACTAGAAGAAGCAGATGTCGCACTATTAGTTGCGCTTGTAGCGGCAGCAGAAGCCGATGATGCCGCATTAGTGGCAGATGTAGCGGCAGATACAGCATCTACAACCAGTTCCCAATAACTTGTATTTGTAAGCAATGTACCGCTAGTACTGTCTGCAATACAAATATACACATTATTTAATTGTGCGGCAGTTGTTGATTTAACTAAGTCATTTTTTACATAACCAGTTGTGGTGGTTGTTGCGTCAGTTCCTTGATATGTACCAATAGTAGTTGTTACCGTTACAGCACCGTTAGCATCAAATGATAGAAACTTGTTCGCTCTAGCTGCTGATGAAGGTAGTGTAATTGAAGCGGCAGTGTCAGAATCTGACAGCTTCATTGTACGGCTAACCTTAGTTTCTAGCTCTTGTTCAATAGCAATAATCTTGTCTAACTCAGTATTGAGTGACGAAATATTAAAAGGTCCTGATGTTGGGAAGTCTGTAGTTCTAGCTACAGGTATGTCCCTAAAAATAGTAAATGTATCAGTTCCTGCACTATAATTGTCGCCAAGAGTAATATATCCACCAGAAAATCCATCATCTACAGCAGTTCCTGTAACAGCAAATGTACCAGTACCTGTACCTCTGGACAGCGTAGTGTCAATACCAGCCGCAGTTGTTACAATAACATTGATGTCATCAAGGTCAAAGAATGGGAAATCAATCGTTAATTGCGTAGTACTAGCAACAACGGCCTGTGTGTATTGGACTCTAGCGTCATTATCTGCAATTTCTATAGTAGCCATACTTTATCTATTCCCTATTGGTAGTTTGCTGTCTATTCACATTACTGGTTGTAAAGCCTGTCAAATAACGGGTCTGCATAAGGCAGATTCCTGTATGGAGTTATAAACCCAAGAGAATCTAAAGTCTTTTGGTCAACATTACCTCCTAACACGTCTGATACTATGCCAGCAAAATTAACAACATTGCTTGCCGCAGGACCTCCTAATGCACCAGCTTTAGCTCCAAATGGCAATTGATATTGAGGCTGGTTAGTAAACATAGCTCTTAAACCCATGCTGTTATTTGTTACTTTTTCCAAAGCATTGTTCATGTCTATGAACGAACCTGTAATACCAGACCTATCTACAGCATTGATAAGTTTTTCGTTCCAACTTTCTTTTTTATCAATGCCATACTGCGCTCTCTTAATCTCATTTACTAAGCCAGCCATTGCGACAAGAGCAACACCACCTATCCAGAAAGCACCATCTCTTTCTTGCATACCAGAAACAAGCATACGCATTACAGCAGACTGACCATAAGATTTAAACTGTGTCAGCAAAGAGCCAAATTCAGTAGATGTCCATAATGCTCTATCACCGGCCCCAGGAGTTATGATAATCCTGTCAACATTTTGTCCTAAAGCAATTCTAAAAGTTGTTCTGGCCGTTGTATCTGACCAAAGTTCAGTATTTGGCATCCATTCGCCATCAACCTGTTCCCCATTGTTTCTTATTTGCTGTTGCATTCTGCTGTGCATTTGCTGGTCAATTCCATTTTTAAGAAACTTTTGCTTAGAAGATTTAGACAATGAGTTCCAAGGTTTCATTATATGCTCTGTCATTCTAAGCATAGTGACACCGCCAGCAAACTCTTTGAGTATCTGATTCCATGCATTCAAACCATTAAGCAAAAACATTGCACTAGCAGACTGATTTAGAAAACCTTCCATACCCAATCTGTTGCCAAACACATCACCAACATCAGCAAAAGCACTGGCTCTCAAGCCTAATGTAGCGTCTGCGGCTACACCAGCGGCTCTCATTTCTTTAAGGCTTAACTTCTTTAGCAGTCTTGCATTTTCTCTAAACGCATTTCTTAAGCCTTTTTCAAAGGTAGTGTTCATACCTTCTACCATTGCAGTTCTTACAATATCAGGAATAGAAGATACAGTTGCACCACCCATTCCAACAATAACATTAAAAGACTTCATGCTTCTTACAAAACGACTAGACATAGCATGTGGGTCTTTAGATGCACCATAAGTACCACGAACCCTGTCTCTTAAACCTCTAATGTCTTTAAGGTCACGAACCATTTCCTTTTCAAACTCTGCTTTCTTTACAGGGTCTGTAGTTCTGTCAATTAATCTTCTCCACTCTGTAGTAATTTCGTCAATCTGAGCTTTCATATCAACGCTACCAAACACTCTTGTTAGCTCAATGTCTGTACCCATTTGTTTTGTGTTGTGTCTTAAAAGAACCTCAATATCGTTTTCTAAAAACTCTTCCAGCAGTTCATCAGATATATCTAGCTCTCTTGATTTAACGCTACCAGCAGTAATAACATCTTCAAGGTTTTCAACGCCCTCATCTACAGCCATGTATGGCTTAGATTTAGTAACGCTATCAAAGATATTTTCCACATAATCATCTAATGCCTGACCTCGTAAGCCAAGAGCATTAGCACCATGATTTCTAACTATAGATTTAAAACCATTTACGTTAGCCATAATCTTATCTACCCTATAAACCCTTGGTAAATAAGATATGGCGTTGTTTAAAAACACGCCCTCTGACCTGATTCTTTGCAGCCTTGATTCCAATTCCGCAATTCTTTGAGGCGAAGCACCAGCGGCTCTAGCGGCAGACAATGCTTTTCTTGCCTGTGTCTCAAACATTCTAACGCTTTCAGCTTCATTTTTTAGGAAGTTAAGATGCTCCCTAGACCTTCTAGCAATGTTATTAACGTAAGGTGTAGCGGCATCATTAATTGGGTCTGCATCACCTCTACGCATTGCTTTACCAATGCGAACCCTAAACTCACCCATGCTCATAGCATTTAAGCTTCGATTAAACTTATCCTTTATCTGTTGACCAGCAACTTGGAATGAACGTGCAATATCGCCTTCTTTTGCAACAACACCTCTATAAGCAAGATATTGAACATCAATTTCTCTAACAGACTCTAACAAAGGAGCAATGTATTTAGCAGTAAAAGCTCTTTCTACTGACTGACTCATTGCTACTTCATCATCAACCTTTTTTTGCATTACACCGCCCATGTCAACTATTTTGGCGGTGATACCCCTTACAAGAGGATTACGGCTCTGTAGCATCCTTAAAACGGGATTAAAAGGAACTTTCTCAGCACCTATGCCAGTTTCCTTTGCTGCTTCTTGTTCAATAGTTTCATACATTTGTCTTCTGGCTATTTCTGGATTTACACCTGAACCAGCATCTCTATAGAAACCACCATCACCAAAAGCTTCTTCAGCTTTTCTTTCTCTAGCTATCATTCGGTCTATTTTGCCTTGAGCCATTCTGCGACCAAATACGCTATTTACACTACCCCCAATGAACGAACCCAAAGCAGTCATCTTAATTGTGTCGCCAAAGTCTCTTGTTTCTCTAGCGGCTTGCAAAAATGCTTGTTCAGTACCAACAACACCGCCAGTAAATGCAGCACCACTCGCAAATCTGGCTACCTTACTGACATTCTGCATTGCTTTTAAGGGGGCTACTGGCACAAAAGAGCTTGGTGTTGCTGAACCAGCTACAAGTTGCACACCCAAGGATGCAGATGAATTAAGAACATCTTGATTCTCCCACTCATCTTTTAATCTAGCTAATCGCTTTGCTGTTTCTACAGAACTTTTGCTGTCATAAAATCTCCAACGAGAATCTTCGTATGGTTTTAGCTGTGGGTCTGTTGAATAATCGTAACCATTTTCATCATCAACAGCATGAAGCGCATCATTAACAATATCCCTAAACGCAATAACAGGGTTTAGTGTTTCAAATGCTGCTTTCCATACAACGCTGTTGTTCTCCATAAACAACATCGGACCAGCTAAACCAAACTGTTCGTTTTTAATAAATTCAGATACAGGGCCTGCAGACTCTACATCTTTTTCTAAAAGCGTATTAATGAGTTTTGCAGGGTCTTGTTTCCTGTATTGCTGAAGCTCTTCTTGAGTAAATAAAGGCTTTCTGGCCTCTGTAGCCCTAGACATTCTGTCTATATACAAATTGCTTTTAGACTCAATAGCAACTTCTTCCATTGGCTCTAACTGTTGACCAGATGGAAAAACAGATTCTTC